GGCGAATCTGTTTCAAATGAAAGTTATGAGAAGTATTATAAAAACTTAATATGAGTTTAGAAAATATAATCTATAAATTACAAAGAGGGTTAGATAAAAGAATACACCAATTGGCAATCTCAGTAACGTCCGGAGGGGTTGACAGTATGGAAACATACAAGTATATAATAGGACAAATAAATGCCTTAGAGGCAACTAAACAGGAAATCTCTAACCTGCTTAATGAGAAGGAGCAAAATGAAGGAACAGTCGTCGACATCAACAGCAAAAATTCACTTACCAAATAAAGATTTAGTTGGTTTAAAAAGATCAGAAGAACAAAAAGAAGTCACAAAAGAAAAAACAAAATTACCCAAACCTACTGGTTGGAGAATGCTAGTTTTACCATTTAGAATGGATGAAAAAACTAAAGGCGGAATCTTACTAGGAGGTGAAACTATAGACCGACAACAAGTTGCATCGCAATGTGGAAGTGTACTTGCGATGGGAGATGCTTGTTATAGGGATAAAGAGAGATATCCAAACGGTCCGTGGTGCGCGGTTGGTGATTGGGTGGTCTTTGCGCGTTATGCAGGATCACGTATAGAAATTGAAGGTGGAGAAGTTCGTCTTTTAAACGAAGATGAAATATTAGCAACCGTACAGGATCCAACAGATATCCTGCACAAATACTAACATAGGAAGGAACTATGCCAGAGGAAAATAAAATAAAACAAGAAAACCCAAAAGTAGATTTAGATACTTCAGGACCTGAAGTTGATGTAACTTTACCAGAGGAAGTAAAAGAAGAAGTAGTAGAAACCAAGGAAGTAGAAACAGTAAAAGAAGTAAAAGAAGAAGAAGTTAAAGAAGAACCAGTTAAAGAAGATGATTCTAAGTTAGAGGAATACAGTAAAGGTGTTCAATCACGTATTGCTAAACTCACAAGAAAAATGAGAGAAGCAGAACGTAGAGAAGGCGCTGCTGTTGAATATGCTCAAGCTTTAGAAGTACAAAGAAAAGAAGATCAGAATACATTTAAAAAAATGGATACTGATTACTGGTCTAGATTTGAGAAAAATGTAAAAACAGGAATGGAGTCTGCTCAAAAAGAATTAGCAGGCGCTATTGAATCTGGAGATGCATCAGCTCAAGTTGAAGCTAATAAAAGGATTGCAACATTAGCATTTGAAAATGCTAAATTGGAGCAAGCCAAAGAAAATAAACCCGTTGCACAGGAACCTGTACAACTATCAGACGGTGGAAGATTACCACAGCAAACTCCGCAAAGTTTACCAGAACCTGATCCTCAAGCTGAAGCTTGGGCTAGTAAAAACACATGGTTTGGCAAAGATCGAGCCATGACCTTTACTGCCTTTGAAATTCACAAGGATCTTGTAAATGAGGGATTCGACCCTAAATCGGATGACTATTATTCTGAAGTTAATAAAAGAATAAAAGTTGACTTCCCACATAAATTTGCTATAGGTGGTGATGTAGAGCAAACGTCCAAGACCAATCAGTTGGTTGCTTCAGCTCAGAGAAGTGTAAGACCTGGACGCACAACTGTGAGACTCACATCTTCACAGGTAGCAATAGCTAAAAAATTAGGTGTGCCACTCGAAGAGTATGCAAAACAAATAAAACTCACGGAAGGAGCATAAGCATATGAAAAAAGAAACAAAAGAAACTTCTCGTGCGAGCCAAACACGGTCAAAGACTGAAAGACCAAAAGTGTGGGCTCCTCCATCTTCTCTAGATGCACCCCCTGCACCTGATGGATTCAGGCACAGATGGATACGGGCAGAGAGTTTAGGATTTCAAGATTCTAAAAATATCTCTGGAAGATTAAGATCTGGTTATGAATTGGTGAGAGCCGATGAATATAAAGATACTGATTATCCTGTAGTCACTGAAGGAAAATACAAGGGAGTGATTGGGGTAGGTGGCCTTGTGCTCGCAAGGGTACCCGAAGAAATCGCGAAGCAAAGAACTGAATACTATCAGCGTCAAACTGAAGGTCAGACTGAAGCGGTAGAACACGATTTAATGAAGGAAGAGCATAAGAGTATGCCTATTGATGTTGACAGGCAATCTCGTGTAACCTTCGGTGGTACAAAGAAAGATTAGTCTTTCTCGGGATAACAACCAATTCCCTATCATCGATTTTATTTAACCGTCCATAGGTAAAACTATGGACAAGGAGAACTAACATGGCAAACCAAAACGCTCCATTCGGATTCAGAGCAATTGGCGGACTAGGATCTAGCTATGAAACACAAGGTACCTCAAAGTATGAGATACAAGACAATTACACCGCTGCGATTTATCAAGGCGATTCTGTAATGACAGGAGATGGCGCAGCAGATGGCGCGGGAACTACTTCGGTAGCCGGCTACATCGCAGCAACAGCTCCAGCACGTTTAAACAACGTGGGTGTTTTCAATGGCTGTTTCTATAACGATCCAACAACTCAGAAACCAACATGGAAAAACTACTACCCTGGGGCAGTTAACATTACCCAAGGGAAGATCGACGCGTTTGTTTATGATAATCCAATGCAACTTTTCGAAGTTCAAGCCTATAGTACCTTGTCACAAAGTGACATGGGAAATTTGGTGGAATTGGGTACATACGCTGCAGGTTCTACGGTTAACGGACATTCTAAAACAGTGATCAGTAATGGCGCAATAAGCAATACTGCTCAATTTAGATTAATTCGTGTATCGGAAGATCCAAATAACAGCGATATAAGTTCAGCTAACTGTAACTGGGTAGTAAAGTTCAACGAACATATTTACTACGCTCGAACAGTTAAGACAGCATAGGAGCATAACGACATGGCTATATCAAGAGCACAACTAGTTAAAGAACTAGAACCAGGTCTGAATGCACTATTTGGACTTGAATACAAACAATACGCCGACCAAACGAAGGAGATTTTTGTAACAGAATCTTCTGACAGAGCTTTTGAAGAGGAAGTAATGCTTTCCGGCTTTGGCGATGCACAAGTAAAACCTGAAGGTCAAGGAGTAAATTATGACGAAGCTCAGGAAACTTACACGGCACGCTATACGATGGAAACAATTGCATTAGCTTTCGCAATCACGGAAGAAGCTATCGAAGATAACCTCTACGATAGACTAGCTTCTAGATACACAAAAGCTTTGGCACGTTCTATGGCAACTACTAAGAATACGAAAGGTGCTAAAGTTCTTAATAACGGATTTTACTCTGCTACCAACCCGACTTTTGGTGACGGTAAAGTTCTTATTACGACTAATCACCCAACGCTTTCTGGTGACCAAAGAAACGTGATTTCAACTGCCGCAGATCTTAACGAAACATCACTTGAAACAGCAATTATTGACATTGCTAATTTCAAAGATGAACGTGGTCTGAAAATTGCTGCGACTGCAAGGAAATTAATTATCCCTGTAAACGTACAATTTGCTGCTGAGAGATTGATGAAATCTCAAGGTAGAATCGGTACTGCTGATAATGACATCAACCCAGTTAAATCATTAGGAGTTGTTCCTGAAGGATATCATGTGAACAATTACTTAACTGATACTGACGCGTGGTTCCTTATCACAGACGTGCCTAACGGACTTAAACACTTCGATAGAGCACCGTTGAAAACTTCAATGGAAGGTGATTTCGATACTGGTAACGTAAGATATAAAGCTAGAACAAGATACGTCTTTGGCGCATCTGACTGGCGTGGTATCTACGGATCCGCTGGTGCGTAATCAATAAACAATTTAAATGAGGCGGCCTCAAAACCGCCTCATTTGCTTTTTAAGGTGAGAAATATGAAAAACTTCCGAGTACAGATTCGATATCATGGCTATTATGCTGATTTTACAGTTAAGTCTGAAGATACAGCTATAGGTATTGAAAAATCTATCCTTGACAAACTAGGAAAAAATGAGGTAAAGTTCGAGTCTGATGGATTTACTAGTAAAGCTGGTAAATGGATAACCTATGAGGAGGTTACAAATGACCCAAGACCTATACATTACGAAGAAGTCCTTGGAGTTAGAATGGCAACAAGAGCACCTGAAGTCAGGGAAGCATAATATCAGGATGATTGAAATTAATAGAAAAATCCAGGATATTATTAAAGAGATCATTGCCAAAGAGTTTGAAGAGCAAACGCTTCAGACCAAAGTAAACAGCGCCAAGGCTGAAGTTTCGATAGCCACTTAAGCGCTATCAAAAATCAATTTTTACTACAAGATCGCTTGCGCCAAATTTAAATTTGGGGTATAGATTAGATACTATACAATTATTTAATTAGATCTAGACGCGTATAGTCGACGGCCTAGAGACTAGATCTTCATAAACTAGGAGGATTATAATCATGGCAAAAACAAACTTTTCGGGACCTATTACAACAGGACCGATACAAGTTAATACGGGTACTACTGTAGGTACAAATGTAAGAGACACTGCATTTTTAACGAATGCGGGCACTTTTCCAATTACCTCTGCTAGTATCATAGTTACAACTGATGCTAACAGATTAGCTGTTACTGGCTCTAATGCAGCTAGTACAACGTCTGTTACATTCGTAGATGTTACAGCAAACGTTCCAGGCATTACGTCTGTGGGCGGTTTTGAAATGGCATCTGCAATCACGCTAACATCATCTGGAAATGACTCAGCTCTTACAGCAAGCATTACTGGAACAGATGTTTTCGGGTACGCGCAAACTGAAGATCTAACAATGGCTAATGCCGGCGTTGCAACTTCAGTTAAGTCTTACAAAACTGTAACAGCAATTGATGTTTCAGGATCAGGTACAGTAGGTACGTTAGAAGTGGGAGTTTTATTAACAGCCCAAGTAACGGTACCATGTAGATCGTTATTCAACGCAACACCGTTGGGTCAAACGTCTTCTACATCTAAGAAGAACTTAGCTAACAACATTGTGATTCCACCATTTTCAAGAATTACAAATTTGTTCTTTCTAACATCTACAGCATTTGATACTGCTGGTCTTGATATGCAGATTGGAGCAAATGTTGCGCAAGCAGCAGGTGCTACTTTAAACAGTTTCGACCAGGACTATTTTGCTGGGGATACTGGCAATGAAACGCAGAGTGTTGGTAACTGGCATATTCCAGCTTACTTCGATCAGACTCAAGCTCAAGCAACTAATTGTTTGAACGTATCTGATGATGATGCAAGTGGATATGAAATCGATAAAGCGGTTGCAATAACAGTGAACACTGATGACGCTTTAACTGCTGGCCAAGGCTATTTATATATAGAGTGGTTACAGAAGGTAAACGGCACTAACTAATAAATAATATAGTGAGCTCCTTCGGGAGCTCACGACTAAGGAGATAAAAATTATGACATTTACAAGTGACCAAACAACCGTAACTAAAACTACGGGAGCTGTTACATTAATAAGAGCAGCTAGAACTA